ATTCCCAGATCGAGATAGAACTTCGGACGGCTGGATCGGTGACACGAGACACGCTGCTCGCAAGTCTGATCATAATCCAGATGTTCAAGGATGGGTACGCGCCATCGATGTTGACCGCGACCTTGCAGGCAAGAACGGGAAGCCCGATGTCATGCCTGACTTGGTCGATCAGATTCGACTCCTTGCAAAGTCTGGCGATAAAAGAATCTCTTACATCATCTTTGACGGAAAAATCGCTTCATCTAAAAAGGCTTGGGCTTGGCGTGCTTATGATGGGATCAATAAGCATAATCATCACGCACATATCAGCTTCACTATCAAGGGCGATGAAGACAATAGTTGGTTCAATATCCCGATGATAGGTGGAAAATAAATGAACATGAAGCATCCAGCAATAATTGCAGTAGGCGCATTCTTATGCGTATGGGGCACTACATCTAACTTTTCTCTAGACTATCGCGCCATCCTTGGCTCGGTAGTAGCTGGAGTATTCGGATACGCGACACCTAGAAAGTGACTACCTCGGACTTGATGACACTTTACTTTGCAAGCCTTGCCGTGATTGGTGGGCTGGCAGGTTATGTCATTACTCATCTGCTCTCTGAAATTAAGAGACTAAACTCGCGTGTCGATGAGATTTACAACATACTTCTTGAGCGATAATTTTTAACATGGCAAAGAAGAAAGTCATCGATCTCGATACTTACTCACAGCTAGACGCATGGGCTATAAGCCTTCATGAAATGTATCGCGCACTACGCAGGGCAGGCTTCGCAGTTGATATCTGTCTAGCAATCATCTCTGATCGAGATACTTACCCTGACTGGATCTTGCCATCGATCCCCGACCGCGTGGATCGCCTACCCTATGAGGACGACGACGAGGATTAGATGAAGCGCATAGTCATAGTGAGTGACCTACAGGTTCCCTTTCATGATCGACACGCAGTCAAAAATGTAGCACAATTTATAGCCAAGTTTAAGCCGCACGAAGTAGTCACAATAGGTGACGAGATTGATTTCAATACGATTAGCAAGTGGTCAGAAGGGACGCCAGAAGCTTATGAACAGACTCTGGGAGATGATCGCGATGAAGCTGTTCAAGTTCTTTACGATCTCCAAGTAACACAGATGATTCGGTCTAATCACACAGACCGCCTATACACACAGATAATGCGTAAGATCCCATCGTTCCTGTCGTTGCCGGAACTTAGGTTCGAGAAGTTTATGCAGCTTGATGAACTAGGAATTACCTTCCACAAAAAGCCCTATAACATTGCGCCTAACTGGATCGCAGTCCATGGGGATCACACGCCTATCAAGTCTCAGGGCGGTCTCTCAGCCCTTGAAGCAGCCCGTAGGCATGGTAAGTCAGTCATCTCTGGACATACTCACAGGGCAGGCAGATCGTCCTTCTCAGAGGCTTCTGGTGGCCGTATAGGGCGTGTTCTGCATGGCGTAGAGGTAGGCAACCTTATGGATTTTAGCAAGGCCAGTTATACGAAAGGGTCTGCCAACTGGCAAAGCGCGTTCGCCATCATGTACGTCGAAGGCAAGAACGTCCAAGTCGATCTTATCTATCTGGAGAAGGATGGGACTTTCGTAGTCTCAGGCAAGCGCTATGGACGACCTAGATAACGAGCTTGATCGCGACATCGATGATCACATTGACGACCTAGAATCGTTACCATTTCGTTATCTTAATATCTGAAAATTCCCCCTTAGGTCATGAGACAGTAGAGCCACGGATGAAGGGCATCCAAGGAAAGGCTCAACATGTTCGATCCATCACTAGGCGATCTTCTTGCAATGATTGTCTTATCAGCACTATATTTTCATCTAGGCCGTATCGTCGGCATTCGCGTGGGATACCTCAAGGGTCGCAAGGCAGTTCGAGATTACTACGAGACAAAGGAAAGGGTGCGAGTGTGAAAGCAAGTGAAGTCCTATTATCAGCTACTGACATCATTGGAGACCGAGGAAGAATATATGGTCATCCTCGTATCAATCAGACTAGAATCGCATTACGACTCCAACAGATGCTTGAAACACCAATCTCAGACCATCAAGCATGTCTGGCAATGGTCGAAGTCAAGCTCGCACGTCTCCAAGAGACCGCTGACCACGTTGACTCCTATATCGACGCGTGTGCTTACCTTGCACTAGCTTGTGAACTAATTACAGAAAAGGATGAGCAATATGTTTAACCTTGAAGATTATCAACCCGTTGAAGACAGGCTCTTATTGTTTTGGAAGGATCACCCAGATGGACAAATTCATACAAAACTCCTTGATTCAGCCGCTGGCCGTTTTATTGTTGAGGCTGCTATATATCGCACAGAGGCTGACATTCGGCCATGGACTACAGGACTTGCAGAAGAAACCATCCAAGGTCGCGGCGTCAATGCGACATCGGCGCTGGAGAATTGTGAAACTAGTGCTATCGGTCGAGCGCTTGCTAACGCAGGATATGCAACAAAGGGAAAGCGAGCGTCACGAGAGGAAATGGTCAAAGTTAATAAGGCGAATGAAGTAAAGGCCAGCATCGATGAAGTCAAAGCAAAGATGGCCGACACGTCCGGCACTTACATCCCAGTAGTAAAGGAAGAAGATCCATGGACTATCAAGCCAGCGACTATGCCGCCCACAATGGGGGAAGCTGTATCGACGGTGAAAGAGATCATTGGCGGCCAGACAGAGAAGGACATTCCGAAATGCGTCCATGGTGAGATGATGTGGAAGACTGGACAGACTAAAGCAGGCAAGCCATGGGGTCACTTTAAGTGCCCTTATGCAGTCACAGGTGAATTGACAAGATGTCCATCGCCTAACGATGTAATCTGGTACGAGATAAACAAAGAGGGCGCATGGCAACGACAGAAGGCGAGAGTTTAATGGGACATTTACAGTTCATGAATCAAGACGGTGAATGGGAGTCATTCCCTACAGAAGATGAAATACATCGATCTAAAGAAGTAATAGCGATCCTTGAGGAATTTACATTCACAACTAGATGCTGCTTATGTAATGAAGCAATACCTTACAAAGACATCCGAGTGAACTTGGCTAATAAGAGCTGGTCATGCGCTAAGTGCCACGCGGTCAATGGCCTCACAAAGCCGTAAGTACCGGGGATTCTCTACCGAGAGAGTCGTAGCCAAGTACCTTTCGACTTGGTGGCCACATGCTGACATCGGTAGAGGGGCTGGAAAAGATATAACACATGTCCCGTTCGACATGGAAGTTAAGGCTAGATCGGCGTTCCAGCCAAAGGCGTGGATCGATCAGGTCACAAAGAGAGCAAGTAAAACTGGTGACTTGCCACTTGTAGTCAGTCGATTGAATGGTCAAGGGGAGAAGAGTCCCGAGGACTACCTTGCATTCATGAGATTAGGTGATCTGGTCGATCTATTGCTTAAAGCAGGTTACGGTGATTTTGGTGATGATATTGGTAAACTTAAGGTATTGAGATGCAAGATGTGCGGCGTATGGTCGTTCACTGAGACATGCAGAACATGTGAGGTCGATCCAGATGCCAACTTATGAGTTCGAGTGCGATAACGAGCATTGTGAGTCAAATGCTAGGATAGAAAAGTGGATGTCAATCCATGAGCCTCATGATCTGGAATGCCCATTCTGTCATTCATCGATGAGCAAGGTTTATAGCTCTGTGAGTGTAGCATTTAAGGGGACAGGGTTCTACAGTACGGATAACAGATGAGTTATGCACACCTGTGGATAAGTAAGTGCAAAAACATCACTTCACGCTTAGGACACGCCCACTTTATACACATGCTTGACATGGCTGGTACTCTCAGGGCTAGAGCCCATCAGGGGCTCAGGGCAAGCCTGAAAGGCGCAGCTTGCCTGATAGCCCTCGTTATTGGGACGGCTATGCCTGCTGATGCTAGGGCGAACAACCTGCAATATAAAGAGCTAAAAAAGTTAGCCAATTACCAACTTACTGATAAGCAGTATGCATGTCATAACGAGATCATATATAGAGAGTCTCGATGGGACTATAAGGCAATAGGTAATAAATCCGGCACTAAGCAGGTCTATGGGCTATATCAGATGAAGACAGAGAGCCTTAAGAACTCAACACCTATTAAACAATTCTGGATGTATTGGCATTATGTCGGATATCGGTATTCATGGACGGAGTATGATGAGCCTAATTACTGTGGTGCATTGCATCATCTAAAGACTAAGGGATGGCAATGAGTACTAAGCGCGGTGATCCTCGAGGGACTAGAGCTTACAAAGCAAGACGCCTTGAAGTACTAGCAAGGGATCAGTGGTCTTGCTTCTACTGCCTGCAACCTGCGACTACAGTCGATCACGTCATTCCGATCATT